TCGCTGTTCTTGAACACAGTCCCCCTGCTTGAATCAATCCGCAGTGTGACTGCATCCTGCCCGTCCCTGCCATCCTTTCCACTGATGACCGTGTTCTTGATCGTCTGTGACGTGAATGTATTCAAAACCCCGCCCAATGTCAGTTTGTTTGCAGCAGGATCAAGCAGTTTGATGGATAACTTGCTGACCGTGAAAAGCTGGTCGATGCCGTGTGGTTTGCTTTCCACCCGCACCTTTGTCCCGATGTGGAAGGATGTGATCTCCTGTCCCAGCGTTGCCATGTCAGCCGCCGTCAGGTCGATGGTTTCGGGCAACTTGACAAGTCCTGCAAGATGTGCTTTGCCCTTCGTCAGCAGATTGTTTGCATCGGTCACATCCTCAAATATGGTCGTCTTGACAATAAGTCCATATTGTGCTTTCGCATCCTCATCCACAACATAGTCAAGGCCACCATTGACATCCGCAATTGTCAGACGTTTGTCCGTGTCCTTGCCTTCTGCATCCTTCAGCTTTGCGCCCAGCGGAATGACCGCCGTTGCGATATCAGCGCCCTTGCGGATACGCTTCAAGTCCAGCAGATTCTTGCCGAATTGAATCTTCTGTGGAGCAAGCAGCGTGAAGTCTTGCAGATAGTCAAGGTAATGCACATCGCCCACATGCCTGATTTGCAGATACCCACCCAGCAGGTCAAGCAGCTTCTTCTGGATGACTTCCCAGGTGTTTGTGTAGTCAATATCCGACCGCACAATGTAATCATTCGGATCAGTCACCGTGACCTTTCCCAGCGTGAACCGTTTATCCACATCCACCTGTGAATTGTGTGCATCAATCAGCATAGTCAGGAATTCGACGATGCTCCCCGTGAAGTCATACGGCCTCTGAATGCTGTCAAGCAAAAACGCAAGCTCTCCCTCGCAGGAAACCTTGCGCTCATTATGCCATCCGATTTCTTCATCCAATACCCTTCCACGGAACAGCAGATAATCGTCCTGATACACCGTGATGATGCTCATCAGCTTGCGGATCAGCCCGTAATAGGGATGGTCAGGATACACCGCAAACGTGAAGCTACCAGACTTGTTCACTTCCAGTTCAAGAGCAGGATTGATGATCTTCAGGCTTTCCAATTTGCTGTGGTAAATCAGCAGGCCGTCACAATACACCCGGTACATCATAGCGAAGCCTCCTGCCATGTGAAGGCAACAGCACCCTTCCCCGTCACCGTGACGATGTTCTCACCTTCTACAAGCTCCAGTTCCGGTAAAGTGTACGTCCCGCTTGCCAAGTCCCAGATGTTCGATGTTCCGAACACGATATTCAGGCTGCTTTCACTCTCGATCCACACCTCCGGCACAGCCCTCTTCCGGCTGTTCAGCAGAGGGATATCGACAACGCCGTCAACCGCCTGATATACCACCGTCTTCGCCATTGCGTACTTGTACGGCTCACAATCGCAGGTGACAACAATCGTCCCAATGCCATGCTCATCATGCATACTGGACACCTCGCACCGACCCACATAGTAATAGTCCGGGTCTGCATCCAGTACAATGCGCATCTTCTTGCCATGAAGCGCACTCTTGACAACAGAATACTGCGTCAGCAGGTCTTTTTGAATTGACACGAAGGTAAACTTGTGCGTCACATTCCCGTACTTCGGCTCACCGAAAAACTCCGTGAAGTCAAGCTCTCCATCTCCACCTGGAATGTCAAGCGTGTCCTTCTTCACCTGTGGCGCACCGATTTCCTTCTCCGTCAGCACTATTCGCAAGTCGCTGAAACTGTGATAGTTGTTGAACCGAACGCCATACATGGTATCACCTCTTTAGTCCTTGCCCATATAGTTGATATAGGCCGTCGTGGGCGTGATGGTCACGCTTTCCACCCACTGGATAAACTTTGTCGTACCATCCGACAGCATCACCGTTGCGTTATTTCTGTTCTGCGTCACAGAAAGATTGGTCACGAACGTCCCGCCCTTCCATGCAGCAGCAGCGCCGTTGATGCTTGTTGCGCTCACATCGCCCTCAACATACACATAACCGCCAACATCAAGGTTTCCGTGGAAACTGGAGTTCCCGTCAATGCCCAACGACTGAGCGTGTATGTGGTCGATGTTCGCCGTTTCAAGCACGTTCAAGACAACTGATTCGATCTCATCCGCCTTGACGAATTTCACAATCAGCTTTTGAAGCCCCTGATAGTTGGCGTTGTTCTTCCGATTTTGCGCCGCATTGCTGTCCGTCAGCGATTCCTGCGGTTCGCCAAAGGTGTACTCCGTCAGGTCAGGCTTTTCGACGTTCAGCTCAATCTTTGAGCATATGTCCGGCTCGTTCAGCCCGTGCGGATTGGAAAGCAGTGCCACCTTCATGCCAATGCGGATCGCCTCAACGCTGGTGTTGATGATGTGCAGATCGACCGCCCTGATGGTAATCGTCCTGTGCGCCTTCATCTTCTTGAAGTGTTCAAGACCCTTGTCCTTGATCTCCTGTGGGTCGGTCAGCTCCTCCCATTTGTAGGTCTTGACAATCCGGCCATACTGTGCTAAAGCCTCCGCATCCTCCAGGTAGTCCTTGCCGTCGTTGACCTCCGCAATGGTGATCGAGTTTTTATGCGCTGTGTTGTATCCGCCCAGCGGGATCAGCACCGAAAATACGTCCCCTGCGTCGATCTTGTTTTCAATGTCCACAAGGTTCACGCCAAACTCAATCGCCTGACTGCACTCGTCCTCGTAGTCATCGATGTAGTCCAGATACCTCACGCCGTCTGCATGTCTGACCCGCAGATATCCCTTGTACTTCGTCACGAACATCTGCCGCAGCTCCGCCAGCGTGTCTGCATATGCCTCGCTGTCCGTCTCCGTTTCGGTTTCATCGTCAATCGCCGTGATGATCCCGACCTCAAAACGCTTGTATTCGTCCACCTGCTCGTTATGTGCCGCAATAAGCTGATGGAACAGGTCTTTCGCCTTGCCCTCAAACTCATACGGGCGCACAACGCTGTCCAGCAGGTAGGATAGCTCACCCTCGCAGGATACCTTGCGCTGGTTGTACAGGTCTGTCGTTGTCTCCAGCACCCGTCCACGGAAGATCACTTCATCATCCTGCTCCAGCGTGACGAGGCTCTTCATTTTTTGAAATCCGTCATACATCACATTGTCCGGCAGCAGCGTGAACGTCAGCTTGTCGATCTTGTTCAGCTCATACACTGCCTTCGGATTCAGCACATGCAATGCCGTATCATCAGAGGAGGGGTCGTAAAATACGACCCCATCCACTTTCATCTTGTACATTACATCCTCACACTCCCGTCAATGGCTGTCTTGAACGGCTCAACCTCTACCGTCACGGGCAGCGTGACGCATTCCTTGTACCACGTCGGATCACCCACCGTCACACGTCCCTTGTAGACATTCACCCGGTCATCATCCAGCCGGATTTCCTTCACCTGCCCGTGGATTTCAGCAAGGATATCACTATAAATGGCAGACCACTCTTCGCGGCCTGCCATCGAAATGAACTCCAGCTTCAGTTGTCTGTTCTTGTACTGCACCTGTCCCGAAAGCGCCTCCGTCAAGTCCATCGCACCATGCGCACCCGGAATGTCCACATAGTACGTCTTCGGTTCAGGAGATGTGACCACCGGCGCAGTTTTCAGCATTAGCCCCCACACCCAGTAAGAGTGCTTCTTGTCAAAGGATACACCGCGCATTTACATCACCCCCTGCTGCTGCTTGCGTTCATCGCGCCCAGCACCATATTGATCTTCGGGGTCAGTGCCCCAACCAGCGCACCATCCTGCAAGCGAACATCGCCCGTTGTCACGGTAGCCGTGATGGTCACGCCGTTCATGCCCTCCTGCACCGCTGCCGTGATCTGCTGAGGCATGTTCTGCAACTGCACCATGAGAGAGGAATATCCAGACGTAGCAGGAAGGAGGTGCTGCCCATCGTCGAAGATGAGCGTTTGCACATCAGGCGGCGCACCGTACTGGTCATCCTGTGTGGTCTGCTTTCTCCTCCTTTTGCGCAGAGATTCCACGGGTAACAATGATTCATCAGCGCCCCCGTAAAAATCTGCGTTTGGTGTGGCAAAAAGGTGATATAACATTCCGCCAAAGTCTGCAAGCTGTTTTCCGCCAAGGTGTTCATAAGCGAAATCAAAAACAGGCGTACCATACGCAGTGCTAATCATCCGCTGTACATTGCCCACCGAATCGATACCCGCTTCGATTTCCTTTCCACCCAGATGGTGATAAAACAGATTACCCCAGTCATCAAAGAAGGTTGATGCGTTTTCTTTGATGCTGTCTTCCGATATACTCTTGAACGGAGAAATGAAGTACTCCACATCATCTTTAAGTTTATCCTGCCACAATGTCTCCCAGAAGCCTTGCCCAAGTTCATCCGCATGGTTTTTCACTGCAAAAAGGTCATATCCAATGCCAAGTCCCATCGCTGGAACAGTAAAAAACGGGTTCGCACCAAACGCAGTTGCAAGCAATCCACCATAAGCTGCCGCTTCGCCCGTTGCTCCCGGATTTTTGTCTTCTGCATTCAGCACAAGGTCAACAGCCCAATTTCTCAGTTCGCCAAAGGCAATCATCATGCTGCCAACAGTTTGTGCCATTTGTTCGATTGTCCCCGATCCCTCTTGCAGCGTTCTGACAAGTTCCATGTTCTGCTCAGTCAGCACAGGATAAACATCGTTTTTGTATACATCCGCAATAGGTTCAGCGAAAGCCCCGGCTGCCCTCGCGATACTATCCTCATACTGCTCTTTCCGTCCTGCGTATGTATCCATTACATTTAGCATCGCGTTGTGATACGTTCCGTTCTCTGAAGTCGCCCACTTCAACGCATTTTGAAAATCTTCCGCCGGGATCGGAAATTTATTGTGGTCTGCCGTCTTAATATCAGAGCCGCTTTCCCACATTCCGCGATACCTTCCCTGATAGCCGCTGTCCTCGCTGTTGTAATAGTCTGCCATCATATCCCAAAGCGCGATACCACGGGATGTAAACTGCCTTGCATCCTGAGCGGTAAGAACACCCGTTGCCATGACATCCGTGTATCCGCCTGCAAGTCCTGTCATCACGTTTGAATCGCCAATCGCCAGATCACCCAACAACTGCATGGTAGGGAGTACATCATCATAGTCAACGCCCGTAGCAAGAAGCTTATTTGCAACAGCAACCGCGCTATCTGTGTTCAAAGGCGTGCCAAAAACGAAATCATCAAGTTCTGCCCAGGCAGCTTCAGCCTCATCGTCTGTAAAGCCTTGTGTGGTTTTGAGTCTTGCAATATAGGAATCCTTTGAATTCACACGGTTGATTCCAGTCCAGTAAAACTCCTTGCCCTTCTCCACACCCCAGTTTATTGCCTGCGTACCCAAATTTGCCAGAATGCCCTTGACTACAGTCCAGCCACCCTGATTTGTACCTGCCACCGTAGCAGCAATCGTTCCTTTTGTCCTTCCGTTATCCGTGCTGTCAGTTGTTGCATCGTCTCCAGTATTTTCAGGAGTGACTGCCGTATTCGTACCCGTTGGTGTAGTAGTTGTACCAGCCTGATTGATGGTGACATTTGCCGTCGTTCCGTTCAGGTTATTGATTGCCGTCGCAAGGTTGTTCACCCGCTGCATAGCATTGTCCATTTTCGTGTTAAAGTCCGTCATGTCAATGCTGATCGTACCAAGCAACCTGAAAATGTCTGTTGCCATTCTTCCACCGCCTTTCTTTTTTTCTTGACAGAATGCATTTTTTGTGCTATATGAACGTCAAAAGGAGGTATCACACCATGAAACGATTCGCCCGGTTCATTTCTCTTCTGCTTGTCCTCGTTTGTTTTTGTGCCACTATTGCATCTGCTGAAGATTCCACAGATATTCACAGCAACATCAAGAAACTATTAGAGAACACATTGACAGGTTATAGTTCTTTCACAATAGAAGGAAACGATTCTGGTTACTATATCATCGTTACATATGACGGAATGATAGATGCCACCGCAGCCGTTATGGTCGGCTTGAAACCGCGCGAAGATTGGCAAAGGTATGTCGATTCCGCCACCAACTATGCAAAGTCCGTTCAGAATTTCCTTACTATAGCTGGTGTCAAGAATCCCAATCTTTTGTTCGTAGTCATGGACGATTACGGATTCAACTTCCCGCTGCTAATCATCAGCAATGGTGTTGTCGTATATGATTTCATTCCCGCAGACATGCCATAATTCATGAGACAGGGGACGGCAATTCGCCGCCCCCCTTTTCTTTACCTCACACCACGCTTCACCTGCTCCCACCTGTCAGCCAGCCCCATGTCCACGGCAGGAAGCAAAGCCCCCACCATTTCCCCGGAATCAAGCTGCACAAACCTCGGCATGTTCTCCCGCAGGAAGTCCATCATCAGCCCAAACTGTTCAATGATGATCCGCCCTGTCTCGCGGTTCTCTCCCTTGACAGCCGTTGTCACATAGCCCTGAAGCACATCAATGGGCGCAATGGCTTCCTTGCCAGCCTCACCGCCACCCAGCAGCGTGTCCCCGATGTGTCCGAAGATGGTGGGCTTGTTCAGCACCGCGCCTTCAGCGTTCCATTTCACGTTGAACTTCGGAAGATTGCCCTTGCCAGCAATGCCGAAAGGTGCTTTACCTCCGCTCACGCTGATCTTTGGTATCTTCAGGTTGGAGAAAATCTTGCCGATGGAAAGCGGGAAGAAGCCCTTGATCTTCTTCACAGCCTTGTCAACGGAATCTTTCGCCGCGCCAATCTTGTCCGAAATCGATTTCCGGATATCCTCAAACCACGTTTTCACCCGTCCGGCAGCGTCCTTCAGGTCGTTGAATTTGTTTTTGATGCCCGTTATCGCCGTCGAACAGGCGGATTTGATCTTGTTCCACAAGCCGATCCAGAAATTGCGGAATCCCTCGTTATTCTTCCACAGCGTCACGAATGCCGCGACAAGGCCGATGATGAGCGATACAATCAGTCCGATGATGTTTGCCCTCATCGCCGCATTCAGCAGCAGAACGCCCGTGCGAACGCCCATGATAGCCGTCTTCGCCTTGCTCATGATGCTGCCCCATTTCAGGATCAGCACGAATGACCCGATTGCAGCCGTCGCACCTACGATTGCAGCCTTCCACTTGTTGATGGTGTCCTGGTTATCCTTGACCCATTTCTTCACTTCTTTGACCTTGTTGACAAGATTCTGCAAGTGTGGTACAGCGGCCAGCACCAGCTCCGCAATTTTCGTCTTGATCGCCGTCAGAATGGGTTCACCCACACGTCCCAGCTCCGCCATTGCACCCGTCAGCTTTTCCTGTGCCTGACGTGCCGCCATGACATCCTTGTTCGTTTCCTTGTACTGTGTCGCCGCTTCCCCGTAGGTGTCCTTCAGGGTCTTCATGATGAGGTCTTGACGTTCTTCCGCCGTGGTGCAGGCTTCAAGTTTTACATTGAAATCCTCCACCGTGATGCCCGACCATTCAAGCGCGTCCGCAAGGCTGCCCTGCACCTCGCCTAACTGGCTTGTGTGCAAAATGCCCTCATACAAGCCCTCCAAAGGGAGGCTCTGTCCGAAACGTTGAAAGACCCCTGTGCCGATATCCGTGAGGGTGTTCATCTCTTCCTCATTGTCGGCAATCTGTGCGATGTGCTGCGCCGCTTCCACGGCCTGCTCCGTATCACCTAACACAGCATTGAGTGCCATATAGGTGTTCTTCGCCTCCGTGGACGAATGCCCCGCCGCCTGGAACGCGCCGTCAAGCAAGCCCATCTGCGCCCGGTAGTCCCTTGTCCCTTCGATGGAAGCCAGCCATGCACCACCTAAAGCAGCGGCGACCACGCCAACACCCTTCATGATGCCCGTCGCCGCAGTTCCGATTTTCGTGAAGGACGATCTCACTTCGTCCCCTGTTGTTCCAGCCCTCTCAGCAATCGCATCAAGATTCCGTTCCGCCCTCGATGCATCTATCACAATCTCGCCCAGCAGCCGGAATATCTCCATTTGCTCCACCTCCGCTCACCGGAGAGAAGGACTGCATCATGCGCATAGAATCCTTCACGATCTCCAGTGTTTCCGCTTGCGTTGGTGCTGCTTGCGTTTTATCATCCCGGCTTTGCAGGAACTCCAGCCACGAATTCTTCCAATCCTTGTGCAGCCAGTATTCCCACAGGGTCTTATCCTTGTTTTCCTCGTTTACAATGTCGATGACCTCGCCTACGAATCCGAACAGATTCCCAGCCTCCAGCATGCCGTCCAGCAGTTCCATCGGGTTTGCATACCGCTTGTACAGCACGTCGTAGAACTTTACATCACCCGCTTCGCAGATTCGTAAGCCCGCTTGAAAAAATCCACAAACTTCTCGTCCTTCACAACGTCGATGAGCATGTCAAGGTAGTCGTTCGCGTCCAGATTCTTCACTTCTGCCTCCGGCATGTCATACAGCCTTGACAGCAGCCTGCCGATCACGTCCTCACACTTTTCCATCCGTTCAAGGATCACGTCGATGATTCCGTAGAAGATCAGCGTACCGATCTTGTCCTTCAGGTCATCTTCCGACATGCTCTCACTGTCCTGCATGACTTCCTTGACTTCCAGCGTGTTCGCAACCGCCATGACATTCCGCAGACCGATCTTGCCGATCAGGCTCGTCAGCAGGTAAATGTCCTTGCCGATCAGCTCCCTCGGCTTGCGCTTGTTCTCCACTTCACTCATTGATGCTTCCTCCTATTCAAAGAATAGGGCAGAGGATCGCCCTCTGCCCTTTATCGTTTACGCCGTCGCCTTGGGATAGTAAATCTTCCAGGGCAGCTTGTCCATCGCCGTGTTCGCATCCGCATGGCACTCAAACGTCAGCTTGATAACGCCAGCCTCCTTGTTCTTGCCCTCGTTCTCAAAGCCGCTGGTACACAGCGCATTCTCCAGAATGGCAATCACGTCGCGGCCATCCAGCGTCTTGCCCACAAAGGCGATGTTCTCCCAGTAGTCGCCCTCTTCAATGTCAGCCTTGCTCTCGATCATGTCATGCGTGGTCACGTCAGATTCGCCCAGCACAGCCATAGCAGCCGCCACAATGGTATCAGAGGAAAGCTGAATGAGGTTGACTTCCATAGAAGCCTTCTCACCCACCTTCTTGCGCAGACCCTTGACCAGCACCGCCGGGCCATCAACCGGAACATCGTAGATTTCCGGCACGATGGACAGCTTAGAGCCGCCAGAGGTCGCGCCGACGCAGCTTGCATCAAAGTTCCATGCGGTTTCCGTGTACTTCAGACCCTTATGGATCGTACCCGCACCGAACAGGATATTCTGCGTAGTCTCCTGCGTAATGCCGTTCAGACCTTCGATCATATCAGTTCACCTTCCATTCCTGAATTTTCAGATTGATTTTGATACTCTTCCATCCCGCAACACCCGTCGGTACGACCATCGCGGAATCATAAAAGACGGCAACCCCCGTCCCGTCGGAGAGGATAGCCGTCTTTGTGATATTTCGTTCGATTTTCTCTGCATAGGCTTGCAGCTTCATCCATTCGTCGCTTGTGTACCCCCGCAAAATGAAGGTCGTGCTTTGATGCCCGTCCTCTTCCAGTGTGGCAGAGGGTTCTTCGATTGCTTCACCAACAAAGAAATCATCGGGCGGTTCTTCCGCCCACTGCCCGTAGGCGTAGGGGATTTCCAGTTCCTCGAATCTCCCGTTGATGTATTGCATCGTTGCGATTCTCATCCGTTCATCCCCGTCCTTACGTCAGATTCAAAAATCCGTTCGATTCTTCCCTTGTTCGCAATGAAAGCCTTCTCCAGCGTGTAGCTCGGATCGTAACCATCGGATGCATGCGCATCCTTGCCCTGTTCCCGCAGCCCCGCCGCAATGGCCTTCGCTTCGTTTTCCGTCAGGTATACAGGCTGTGTCGCCCGTGGCGTTTCATTCGTGACGTACACCCACCACTCAGGTCTGCCGGGAATGCCGCCGTTCTTCGCAAGGTCTGCGTGAGAACCCGTGCCAAACTCTTCCCACAATCCCTCTTCGTGTGGTGTACCCACTGTTGCCTTGTCCCCAGTCGCATTGACGGAGCATGTGTACGATCCGCGCAGTTTCTGCCCTGCGTCATTCTGCATCTGCACATTGCTGTTCGCATGCGATGCCACTTCCGAACCGGATTCGTACAAGGCATTGCGGACTGCCTGTGACAGCCGCGCCTTGACCTGTACGCTGTAATCCGTCACCGTTACCGCCATGTTACCGCCCCCCTGTGTACTTCAGGTAGATTTCCCACTGTGAGCGGCCTTCCATTTCCATAGGGTTGTCCAGCAGCATAATGTCGTACACTTTTCCCTTGACCATCATCCGGCTGTTGTCAGCGTCAATCCGTGTGTCAAGCGGGACATAATCGGCAATGAAGACATGCGTCGATTCCTGCACCTTCGCATAGAATGCCGCATACCCGGAATGACCCGTGGCAAGATCAAGCCATCCGCGCAGGGTTTGCACATTCTGCCACGTCTTCACCTGTTCGCCGATCTCGTTCTTTTCCGTCACGCTGATCTGGATGATGCCGTCAACGTTTCCACCGATGCCCTTCATACTTTCACGCCCTGTCCGAACCGTGCCTTCATGTGCCTCCGCAGGAAGCCCATCATGTGGGCAGGATAGCCCTGCACAGTGTTGTTCTTGTCAAGCGCCTGATAGGTGACGGAGTGGCGGGAGATGGTTTCGGACTGTACGCCTGCCTTCTCGCGGTTTTCAAGGTCGTACTTCAGCAGCTCCATCACGCCCACCTTCACATCTTCCGGATAAGAAACCTGCGTGATGAACACGTCGATCTCGTCACGGGTTTTCTCGTTCACAGTGAAGGTGTCATCGTTGCTTTCCTTGACGGTATACAGCCCATCGTTCTTGTCAGAGCCGCTGACCTGAATTGTATCGCCGACCTCGTAGGGGTTCAGAGCCTCCACCGTGAAAATCCCGGCGACCACGTCCGCAACCCTTCCCGTGCCGCGCACCTGAAAGCTGTTGTTCGTGTACCCACGAATCACGTGTTCCAGTGCCTTCAGGCGCATTTCAAGCACGTTATCCGTTTCGTCCGTCTGGACGAACTGCCGGAACTCCGATACCGTTACAATCATTTCTTCACCGCCTTGATCGCCTTCACGATGTCCGCTTTCCTCGTCAGGCCGTTCACGTTGATCTTCTTCTTTTTCGCATACGCCTTCAGTTCATTCAGCGTCATGCTGTCCAGCGGGTCTGCCTGTTTCGCCTCTTCCTGCGTTGCCTCCGGCGCAGAGATGCTGTCAAGGTGGCCTGCGCATTTTGCCAGCACAGACAAATCAGAATAGGTTCGGGCAGGGACAGAGGCCATCTTGACCTCTGCCCCCACCGTGAAGCCTTTTTCATCCCATCTGACAGGATAGGTTTTGCCGTTCGCAAGCAGGTAAGGCAGACCATCAACGATGATGAATCTGTTCATGGTCTGTCACCTCCCCTTATCAGCCGTTAGACTTGATCAGACCCATCTTGACGTTCTTGTGGTTGAACTTCAGGCTGTAGTTGGCCTTGTTGCCCAGCTCCGCGAAGGTGGGAGATTCAGCCGCGATGTTGTCCACCGCCAGGGACAGGCCGTTGGGATGCAGCACCTTGCCCTGCTTGGTGTAGAACATGTCGATACCAGCGTTCTTCTCAGGGTCGTAGTTGGTGGTGTACTGGTTCAGGTAGTTGCGCTTGTCAGCAGACAGGAACGCGCCCTCGCCGAACAGGTAGGTCTTGTAGACCGGGAAGCCGGGAACGGAGGTGTCCACAGTGTAGTAGTCGGTCACCAGGACGCGCTTGCCGTTGATGGTGGGAAGCTGGATGTCCTGCCTGATCGCGCCGGAAGTGACGTACTTCTCGTACTCCACAAGACCCAGCTTGCGATAGTTGGCGTAGACCTTGCTGTTCATGACAACCAGACCCATGCCGCCAGCCATATCGCCAAGGCAAGCCTGCTCCGCATCGATCATGGTGGTCTCGTTCGTGCGGTTCGCGTCCGCAATAGTGCCGGAAGTGACGGACAGGTCGGTCACATGGTCGGCAAGGCCTTCCAGCGCCAGCACAGCGTCAGCGATGTTCATCAGCTCGCGCTCCCACACCTGGGTGTAGTAGCCCTGAATCTTGCTCTTGATGTGGCTCATGGGGTCAGCGCTGGTCAGCTCCTTGGTGAAGTCCTGCGCCTTGAAGGCCTTCATGCGCTGGATCAGCATGCAGGTCTGCTTGTT